ATGCTCGAGTTCTATCAAGAACGAGAAGAGTATGAGAAGTGCGCAGTGTTATTTAAATTACAACCTACTGCATAATTAACAACGTAATCAATTAAATTTATATATATGGCTTACAAAGCAAAAAATGTCGAAAGACCGATGAGTACAGATCGCCCAAAGTTCAACCCTGCAAAATACGGTAAAGTATGGAACACTATGTCATTTGAACATATGTGGAACCGCGTTCCTGTAGGTGAAGCAAAACAACCAGTAATCGGTAAGTTACTTATCGGAGGTAAAATGGTTGAATTGACTTTCACTGAGTGTAATCGTTTAATCGAAGTACTGGAGGATGCAAAGCAAACTCACAATACTGGTACACGTATGGGTAGACGAGATAATGGGTGGAATATATAATTAAAAATAATCGTGTAAATAGTTGATTCTTTGATAAAAAAGTATTATATTATAAATCAATTAATAATTGTTTACACGATTAATTTAATTAATCTGTAAAAAATAAAAAGGATTAAGTAATATGGAATTAATAGGGATATTTATATTCGGAACAATTGTAGGTGGTATCACTACTTACTTATGGACAAAAGGTCAAATTGGTGACCTTGTAATACAAAGAACATATCTGAAGAATTATATTAGTGGATTAGAAGAAGATGCGAAACAAGCAAAAAGAAAAAAAGCTTACAAATCTGGCAGACGACCTTCTAAGAAAGGTGGAGCAAGCGGATCAACTAAAAGATCTAGCAAAGCGAAATCCGGAGGAAGCAAGTCGAGTAAATAGTATTATTGATGCATTCATGAACCCTGGTACTGATGTACATAAGAAGCAGAAGGTATATGAAAAGATAGATATGATAACTACTTTAATAAGTGATAATATTAATATCGTAAAACGTAGTGGTACTACTAATTTCGATATAAGTGATTATCAGTTAGATAGTAAACTTGTCTTTAATATAAAAGCAGCTATAGCAGCGACTGATATAATACAAGATGATGATTTAAAATCTCTTAACAAGCTATATAAAAAACATCAGCAATTAAATAAGATTTTCACTGAGAGATAGATATTTATAATCAGAGAGGACGACATGATAACATCAAGCAATATACAACCATTCTGCTTACTAAACGGTAAGATGGGAGACCAATTGTTTGATTATACAGAGGATGAGTTAACTGCTTTTCATAAAGCTATTCAGCCTGATATGTTACCAGAGGTATTTGATGCTGTTGAGGATGAGTATAGAATTCAGAGTAGTCCTTCTGGTATAGAGAGTGCAACTCGAGTAGCTGATTATGTTAACTCATTATCATCAGATGAGTTAGAAAAGTTTAGTAAATATTTAATGGGATCTGTATATAGTGATGTAGATAAATTAAAAACAGATAGTTTATCTTATATAGAAGATGTTGAGGATGATATTTATAATAGTCCTAGAGTAGAGTTGTTAGAAGGATATATAGCAATTAGTTCTTCAAATCTACAAGCTCTAGACAAGTTTAAAGACCGAGTTATTAAAACATCAGATATAACTTGGGAGCATAGAATAAAGAAGCATGGTGATGTAACAATACATAGCTATGTTTTTAATATAAAGGAAGATAGTAATTAATACAGGCAGGTTTATTACTATTATTATTATTTTAGGAAATATAAATTAATTAAAATCATCTAAGGAGATTATATGACAACAATCTTAAATGAACGCGTCTTTCCGACCGATCTATTATTCAGAAATTTTTTCGAAAAAGGCACTATATTTGAATCATTTGCAGATAAAAAGCCAAACTATCCTGTAGATATAAAGCTAGGTGAAGAATGCTTATGCTTTGATATCGCATGTGTTGGATTGCAAAAAGAAGATATAAGTATTACTACAGAAGGCAATCTATTAAAAGTAGTATATAAAAAACCATCTATTGAATCTAATTCATCAGATGTTGAAGCATGTGAATATATCCATAAGGGTATAACAAGAAAAAGCTTCGATATGGGCTGGAAGATAAGTCCTAAATTTGACTTAACTAACATATCAGCTAATATGGAAGCCGGGTTATTAACATTAACAATTCCTACATCAGAGGAATGTTTACCAAAAACGGTTATAATTAAGTAATAAAAACCTGCCTGTATTTTTAATAAACGATATATATATTAATATATGAAGAAGAAGATTGAATATTATACCGAAGATAAAAACGGTGTTAGGTTTATGGAATGTAAGTGTTGCGGCACAATGAGTGCAGTCAGTAATGACACTACATCAATCACATGTGATATATGTGTTAGAGAAGATTATAATAAACAATTTCCATTTACACCGACTACTAGATATGTACCCAGTGGTAAACCACGTGGTTGGAAATTTATGAAAGAGTATGTACATAAAGATGGTACAGTTTATCATAGAGGTGTAGAGCAATCTAACTTGAAAGGAACATTAAAACCGACTACAGTAAAGCAAAAGCCGAAGAAGCCTAAACTAAGTAAAGGACAGAAGGCACAGTTATATAATGAGACGTTATCACAGATACATCGTCTTAAGAAACAATTATCAAAAGCCAAGTTTAAAAAGGATCAACGGCGACTTACATCAGAAATTAAGAAGTTACAAAGAGTTATTAGATAAGTTGTATGTATTAAATTATTTTCTTATATTATGTAATATAATGGAATAGGAGACATAATGAATAAACTTATTTTTGAACGATGTAATATAGAAGAAATGAATACAGTACGAGAGCCAGTCCGCATTGTATTTGAGCTTGAGTCTAATCTTGAGATTGGAGAATTTAAAGTATGTTGTAAGAGATTGGCACAAGCAATGGGATACAGTGATGCAAATATCACGCGTGAGTTTGGAATAGATGAAGAAAGAGGTAATCCTGCACAATTAAAATTATTATTAGGTTAGTATGTTAGATGAAAATAAAATAGCCCAGAATTGGGAAGAGCTAATGAAGCGTATTCATAGCGAATTCAAATCACCAGAACGTAAACATAATCTTGAGTTGATGTATAACTTCTTTCAAGACAGAATGATGTTTATGCCTGCTTCAAGTTTTGAACATTATCACAACTGCTTTACAGGTGGATATGTTGATCATGTATTACGTGTAATGGATTGTGCTGATGCTGTTTATAATAACTGGCAAGCACTCGGTTCAAATTGTGTAGGATATACTCGTGAAGAGTTAATGTTTGCTGCACTTAATCATGATTTAGGTAAAGTAGGTACACAAGAGTTAGAAATGTATAGACCTAATCCATCTGATTGGCATAGAAAGAATCAAGGAAAAATATATGAGATAAATCCTGAGATACCTTTCATGTCAGTACCTGATAGATCATTATTATTACTTCAAGAGTTTGATATTAAGTTTACTCAGAATGAGATGATGGGTATTAAACTACATGATGGAATGTATGATGAAGCTAATAAACCTTACTTCGTAGCATTTAGACCAGAGTCGAGAATGAGAAATAATCTACCTATTATATTACATCATGCTGATCATATGGCATCACAGATAGAATATGAGAACTGGAAGCATTCAGATACAACTGCTGTAGTAGAATCTAAGCGTAAGGTTAGAAAGTCCAGTCATAAGACTATTAGTAATTCATCTGAATCAGCGACGGAATTATTTAAAGACTTATTTGGAGATAGTAAATGATATTAACAATTATATTATGTGTAGTAATACTTACATGCTTATTTGTTATATGGAATTTACTCCGTAAGATAGAGGGTGTAGAGGATGCTTATAAAGATGTGACAACTACTAATATAATATTATACGAGTCATTAGAGAGTACTTATAGTAAAATGAAGGAAATAGATGATAGAGGTATTTTTGCATCAGATGACGAAACAGGAGCTGTGTTTACGCAATTACGTGATACATTAGAAGTTGCAAGTGTAGCGTTACAAGGAGATATGAATGAGTAAATTATCCCCTGTTATGCAGTTCTATAGAAATATAGAGCTTAAGAAAGAGGAAGAGATTCAACGTAAATTACAGGAGCAATTAGATGGTGCACCAGTAAAGAAACGTAGAGGTCGTCCTAGGAAGAATAAGATGTATTTTACACAAGATACAGAAGATGCTATTATCGCTTATAATACTGAGAGTGATTATGTTTTACGTAATAAAGTGTTTAATGAATATATACATCACCCGCTATTTAAGATGACAGAGAGTTTAATTCATAGGTATAAATTTTACCACTTCGATGCACCTACACAAGATGTTCAGTATGAGGTAATTGCATTTGTATTAGAGAAACTTCCGAAGTATACTCAAGGTAAAGGTAAAGCATTTTCATACTTTAGTATTGTTGCAAAGAATTACCTTATTCAGAATAACTATAAGCATTATAATCGTAAGAAGGCAAAAGCTCCTGTATTGGAGATTGATACGAATAGGAGTGTAGTTAATGAAATTGTGCGTGAAGAAATCTTAACAGAGACACAAGACTTCTTCCACTTATTTGTAACACATTGTACAGATAATATTGATACAATTATTAAGTACAAAAGAGATGTACCTATAGCATATGCACTATTAGAAATATTTACAAATTGCCATAACATAGAGACATATAACAAGAAAGCATTATATATTATGGTTCGAGAAATGGTAGATGTTAAAACACAATACATTACTCGCGTCGTTAATATATTAAAAGCAGAGTATGAGAGATTATACTCTATCTACAAGCGTAGATAAATTAGGAGGCTCCTTAACTAGCCAATAATGGCTTAACTAAACAAAAGGAGAAATTTTATGAGAAAGTTAATTTTAACAATTACATTAGCGTGTGCGTCATTAGTGGCGACACAAGCGCAAACAAAAGGTGACTGGTACATTGGAACAGGAGACGTTGCAAACGTTGCTTGGACTGAATGGTCAGTAACCCCAACAGTTGGATATGCAGTGACAGACGCATTAGTATTAGGAGCATCTGTTTCACAAGTAGCTGACGAAACCATGAATGTAGATGTGAATGTGAGATATTTCTTTAGAGGATATTTCGCATGCCTAGAATCTAACTTAAATTTAGATACTCAAGATATGAGTATTGGTGTTGGTAGAATGTTTACATTATGTGAGAATGTATATGTAGACCCAAAAATCGTTTATGACACGGAGATGCAAACTACGAACCTAGGTTTAGGGTTCGGGTTTAAATTCTAAGTATTATTAAGCGAGCTTCCTAATGGGTAATATTGCCCGATAATTAAATTTAAAAAGGAGATAATTATGGATTCAGTAATTAAGTATGTTACAGGATTTTTTGGTGGATTAGGTGCTATTTTTATGGCAGCAATTCCAGTAACAATTCTGTGGAACGTCTTAACTGGTGGTACTATATTCGGTATGGATGTGGTTGCTAATCTTACAAATCTCATCAATCGCTTAGGTGAAGGTGGATTTGTTGGACTAGTCGTATTAGTACTGGTTGTATCATTCTTTACGAAGAAATAGTTTTTGAATGATAAGTAATAAAGG